AAAGAATTGGCGGGGCTGATTCGCATTGCAAGAATTATCGATGATTTAATCGACAACATGTAAAATAAACTTTACAGATAGTAAAAAATCGTTATCTGTAAGCCACCATCTAAATATCAATCAGGAAAAAAAATAATGGAACTTCTAAAAATTCACGGATTAATCACAAATATCACCCAACACTACAGCGCATTCGCTGTAGATGCCGAAGGCCAAAACACCTTCATAACCAACAACCTCGCACGGTTCCTGCAATTAACCGTGGGTGATCAGGTGCTAATGGACGTAGTACCAAACCACCCAGACAAGGCGCAAACCATACCATACCGAGCAGTCGGCCTCGTTAAGATCAAGGAATGTGGCCCAACAGCACGTATCTCACAGGACGAGCCAGAAACAGATAATGGTGTGCTGGATCAGCTTCTGAACGAGTGGACAGAGCAAAAGCAAAACCCGCAGGAAATAATGGAAACAATCAAATTTCTGCTCAAAGCCGCCGACACGTATCTCATAACTTCAGAGGTGGTCGCAGCATACCGAGAGGAGCAGCCAGACCAAACAGATGTCAGCAATAAAGACATTAACAATGCCTGCCACCGCCTGTTTAAACAGTCAAAAATTGCAAGGGCTGAGGTGTGGGCAAAGCCAGATCAATCAAAGTGCAGCTATAACCTGTGGGCATTCGATGCATCACGGTTCACGCTATGAGCCTAGAACGCATCGAAGAGTTGGGTCAGATTTTGTCAAAACTTGACCTGACAATACAGCACATGCTGTCGTGCAAAATAACGCCAGATGACTTTCCAGACCTCAATGACGCACTCAAAATGCTAGAAGAGGCCAGAGGAATGCTGAGAGAAACATACCAAAACGTCAGGACAGACTATGACCGAAATTGACATAAAAGAAATCTTGGAAGCAATGCCAGACGAAATGAGCAACACCCAAGTGATGGCAGTAATCGCAACAATCATACACTCATATGATCTAGATCACATTTTTCCAGAAATTATGGTCGGCGCTGGGGAGGCGCTGTTTGATATCCACAGAAATCCAGAAAAAAGGGAAATGCATTGACCAGACACGCAATTAAACGAGAGCAGTTCACAGTCGATCACCTGACATTTGAACTGACAGACACAACATACGCAGTAATAGCTGGGGAGGCCGTACACGCTAAAGATCGACGCCCACTGTTCACAAGCACCATAACAAAAGGCATCGCCACAGAACTGCGTAGGCTGGCTCACCATTTTGATGAAAGAGAGGATGAATTGTGACCTATAAAATAAATGGAATTGAAGCAATCGCAATAGCCGCAACATTCGTTCACGAAAACCCCGAAATCCAACCAAAAGATCGTCGTAGAATAATGGCAAAAATGCTTGAGCCAATGATCGAAGAGCTATTCGGCAGCGATTACGAACCATATGAAGATCAGGAGGATAAATTATGATCATTAAATCTTGGCAATTCAGAGGATTTATGAGTGCAGAAATGCCGCCGAAATGGCTGGAGCCAGAATGCTCTAAGCGTGCGGGGAGCGCACACCTGTGGATACACACGCAGGAAGGTGAGACGGGCGCAGCGTCAGGGCAGTGGGTCGCCGTCAATTTGCGAGGCCACGTCAGCATACACAACACAAAGCCCGATGGCTGGGGCAGGGAGGTTATCGCAGGGGCTGCCTTCGTGGCGCTTGTTGCGGCTGTCCTAATTGTAATGCTATCCCTTTAATCGATGGCAATTAACGGGAGTTGACATCAAGCCCCGCCGAGGCGGGGTTTTTTACTATAGGAACGACAACCCTTTTTTTTAATTTAATTTTGCATTATATAGAAATAACAGGAGGGCCGCATCATGGCGAAAAAAACAACTGAGAAAAAACCAATGGGCAGGCCACCGTTTAAGGTATCAGATGAAGTGTTGGCAAACGCCACACGGTATATGTCGCAGGGTCTAAACGTCGATCAGTGCGCCAGAATGCTGGGCATTAGCAAGTCCACATTGATGCTTCATCAATCCAACAATTCGGACTTATCGGACAGCTTAAAAAGGGGGAGGGTTCAAGGAATTGAGGCCGTGACCAATACGCTGTTCAATAAAGCCGTCGAGGGCGACAACGTCTCAATGCTGTTCTGGCTCAAAAATAGGGGCGAGGGTGAGTGGGTCGAGAAAGTTGTCACCGACAACACAAACAAAAACACAACGCAATTAGACCTTACGAGGATATCCGATGAACAAATCAGTTCACTTGAAGCAGCTTTTGGGCAGCTTGACATTGGAACAGGTGAGAGCGGAGAAATATAAGCGAAGCCTGCATGAGTTTACGAAAGCCGCATGGCCGACGATTGAACCGGGCGTGCCGTTCAAAGATAATTGGCATCTTCAAGCAGTATCTGAACATCTTCAAGCAATAAAAGAAGGCGAAATTAAGCGCCTGATCATCAACGTGCCGCCACGACACATGAAGTCAATCAGCGTGGCCGTGGCGCTGCCTGCGTGGACTTGGGCATCGCAACCGCATAAAAAGTTCCTCTATGCGTCCTACGCCTCATCCCTGTCGATCAGGGATAGCGTGAAGTGCCGCAGGCTGATCGATAGCCCGTGGTACAAGGCGCACTTCGGTGACAAGTTTAAGCTGACCGACGATCAAAACCAGAAGCAGCGGTTTGAAAACGATCAGACAGGCTATAGGATCGCCACCAGTGTCGGGGGTGCTTTGACCGGGGATGGGGGAGACATTATCGCAATTGACGATCCCCACAATTCGGTAGAAGCAGATAGTTCTAAAGTCAGGGAGGGTGTGCTGGAGTGGTGGGATCAGGCCATGCAGACGCGACTTAACGATCCACAGACGGGCGCGTTTGTCATCATCATGCAAAGATTGCACGAACAAGACCTCACGGGCCATATACTCGCCAATGAGCTAGGCAATGAGTGGGATCACCTATGCCTGCCTGCCAGATATGAGATCGGCCACCCAACGCCCAACAGATCAAGCCTTGGCTTCACAGACCCACGCACAGAGGAGGGGGAGCTTCTGTGGTCCGACAGGATGGATGAGAAGACCTTGACAACCCTAGAGCGGTCTCTTGGCTCCTACGCAGCCGCTGGGCAGCTACAGCAGCGGCCAAGCCCCAAGGGCGGCGGCATACTCAAGGCGTCATGGTGGGTGCCGTGGGAGCGCGAGGAGCTACCCGAAGTTTCGTATGTAATCCAATCGTGGGATACGGCATTTGAAACTAAAGAAAGCTCCAGCTACAGCGCCAGAACAACGTGGGGAGTGTTTAAACACCAAGGATACGACTGCCTGATTGTGTTGGATATGTGGTACGATAAAGTTAATTACCCAGAGCTACGCAAGCTGGCGCAGGAGGCATACGATGACTGGGAGCCAGACGCAGTTTTGATAGAGAAGAAGGCCAGCGGAGCCAGCCTTATCGCTGACCTCAGAATGGCAGGGGTGCCTGTCTTGGCCTACAGTCCAGATCGTGATAAGGTGGCTCGCGCCCACGCATCGTCGGCACTGCTAGAGGACGGCAGAATTTATTACCCAAAACGCAAATGGGCCGAAGATTTGATCTCAATATGTGCCAGCTTTCCAGCGGCAAAAAATGACGATGTCGTTGACACATGCACCCAAGCGTGGCTAAGACTGAGAAAAGGCTGGTTCTTAGGCCACACTGAAGACCTGACTGAAGATGATGAACCAGAGACGCAAAGGATAACTCTCTATGGCTGATCCAAATGTAATCCCGTTTGCCGAGGGCGCACCCGCAGATGACCTGATGATTGAAGAGCTTCCAGACGGTGACGTGCTAATCGGTGATCCAGAGCTAGACGATATCGATGAGAGCGACAACGGATTTGACGCCAACCTCGCAGAAGAGATCGACGCACGGGAGCTATCGGCCAAGGGCGCGGAGCTTGTCAGCTTTTACGAAAACGATGAAGCCGCTAGAGACGAGTGGAAGACCCGCTACAAGGCTGGCCTCAAGACCCTAGACCCAGACGGTGGGCTAGATGAGGGCGAAGATGAGAGGGCCACCCGTGGCCTGTCCATCGTTGTTCATCCACTGATCGCAGAAGCTGCCACGCAATTTAACGCCAAGGCCATCGCAGAGCTGTACCCGTCAGGTGGCCCAATTAAAACAGTTATTATTGGCCAGCCAGATGAGGAAATCGAAGAGCAGGGCCGCAGGGTCAGAGAATTTATGAATTATCAGATCACGCAGGAGCAAGTCGAGTATTTTCCTGATCTGGATTCCATGCTGTTTCACCTTCCGCTGGTCGGCCAGACGTTCAAAAAGGTTTGGTGGAACCCAAATCTCGACAGGCAGTGCAGCGATTTCGTCAAGGCCGAAGATTTCTGCGTGGCTCCAGAAAGCAAAGACCTCTACACATCCCCCCGCTACACCCACATCATTCGGATGCCGAAAAACGAATATAATCGCTACGTGTCAAACGGATATTATCTCCAGACAACTGATGACGGCAGCGATGACCTTGATCCAGCCGACAGCGTTATTGGCGAAATCGAGGGAGTTGATGAGTACGACACCAGCGATGATATGATCACACTGCTGGAAATGCACGTCTATGATTTGTTTGACGGCATTGATGGCGAGGAAATGGATGAGGACGATCAGGACGATAACGCTGTCGCACTGCCGTACTGCATCACAATCGATTACGACAATCAAAAGATCGTGTCGGTCAGGCGCAATTGGCGCGAAGACGATGAGCTAAAAAAACGCCGCGACTGGTTCGTGTCGTACAAGTTCCTGCCCGGTTTGGGCTTTTATGGCTTCGGCCTGTACCACATGATCGGCGGTCTGGGTAAGGCGGCGACAGGATCGCTTCGCGCCCTGCTCGACAGTGCCGCATTCGCAAATATGCAGGGCGGTTTCAAGCTGCGTGGCCGTGTCACTGGCGGTGATCTGCAAGTATCTCCCGGTGAATTTGTCGATCTCGACAGTACCGTCGATGACGTGACGAAGGCCATCATGCCCCTGCCGTTTAAGGAGCCGTCAAGTTCGCTGTTTAATCTGCTGGGCTTTATGGTCGATGCGGGACAACGCTTTGCGTCCACAGCCGATCTTAATGTCGGTGACGTAAATCCCAACGCGCCAGTGGGCAGCACCGTGGCCCTGATTGAGCAGGGATCAAAGGCATTCAGCGCAATTCACAAGCGCCTGCACTACGCGCAGGGCCAAGAATTTAAAATGTTGGCGGCTCTAAACGCAGAAAATCTGCCAGAAGAGTTTACGTTCTCACGGGCTGGCGCAGCCGAAACAATCTATGCCGCTGACTTTGATGACCGCATTGACATCGTGCCTGTGTCCGATCCCAACATCTTTAGCACTGCCCAGCGCATCGCGCAGGCGCAGGCTGTACTGCAAATGGCGCAGGCCGCACCGCAACTGCATGACATGTATGCGGCATACAAGCGGATGTACGAGGCAATCCGCGTTCAGAACATCGATGAGATATTGAAAAAACCAGAAGAAGCCGTCCAGATGGATTGCATCGATGAAAATATGTCGGTGATGTACGGCAAGCCAATTCGCGCCTTCATTGAGCAAGACCATGAGGCGCACATCGCGGTGCATATGCAGTTTCTGCAAGACCCATCTCTGGCAGGCAACCCCGGCGCTAAGGCCATGCAGCCGATCCTAATTGCCCACATCGCGGAGCATA